TTCGCAGACACGCCGCCGGGGGACCAAACCCGATTCCCATAATGTGAGAGAGGGCACCATGCGCTTCTGCCTGTCGCCGCGCTGCCCCGACGTCGTCGAAGGGCGCGATTCCTACTGCGCCCAGCACAAGCCCTTCGTCGAGCCGTGGGCCGGAAGCAAGTCCGAGGCGCGGGGATGGGAGTGGACACGCAAGCGCCGGCAAGCACTTCGCCGCGACGGCCACCGCTGTACCGCCGTGCAGGACGGACACCGCTGCACCGAGACCGCCACCGAGGTCGACGCGATCGTCCCTTCCGCTGAGGGCGGCAGCCACCTCGACCTGACCAACCTCCGCTCGCTGTGCAGCGGGCATCACAAGGCCAAGACCGAACAGGACCGCCTCGCCGGGATCGCCCGGCGCAAGGCACGACGCCAAGGGAGCAAGCGTTGACCGAGAACAAGCCCGCCGCCAAGAAGGTCGCCGCCAAGCGACCGGCACGGCCGCGCCGCAACGGACCTGCACCTCTGCCGGTCGAGCAGCACCGCGCTCGAGGCAACCCGAGCAAGAAGAAGCTGCCCGACGCGCCCGCCGAGGCCGCGATCCCCCAGGTGACCGAGACGCCGGAACCGCCCCGGCCGCTGGGCACCGAAGGCCGCGCCCTGTGGGATCGGGCGTGGAAGGCCGGGCGCCGCTGGCTGTCTGCCGACGGCGACGCCGACATTCTCCTCCTTCTCTGCGAGGCGATGGACGAGCGCGCTGCGCTGCGAAAGGTCGTGCTCGACGAAGGGGACTGGCGTCAGCGGTCGGCTCTGCGGGCGCTCGAGAAGCAGGTCATCGACAAGCTGCAACTCCTCGGGTTCACCCCCAGCGACCGCGGGCGCCTAGGCGTAGCCGAGGTGCAGCAGAAGTCCGAGCTGGATCAGTACCGCGAGCGCACGCGGGGTAGTGCGTGAGTCCACGCCACGCCAAGGTCGACCCCCTTGCGCCTAAGCCGGAGTGGGCTCCGGCATTCTGGACCCCGCGGAAGTCTGCCCTGACCGACGGCGACGATGTCGCGCTGTTCGCGTCGACCTTCATGGTGGCGACCAAGGGATTCCGCGCCGGCAAGCCGCTCAACTTCGCCGACTGGCAGAAGTGGGCCTTGGAGTGGGCGCTCGAGCGCAACCCGGCCACCGGCCTGCTCCGCTACCGGCAAGCGATCCTGGGCCTGCCGCGCAAGACGGCCAAGTCGCTCAAGGGTTCGTCGATCGCGCTCAAGTATCTCGTCGGCACCCCCGAGCTCGGCCGCGAAATCTACTCGATCGCTGGTGACCGCCAGCAGGCCAAGCTCGTGTTCGGTGAGGCGCGCTGGCAGGTGCTCAATCACCCGCTGCTCAAGGACGAGTGCAAGGTCTACCGCGACGCCATCGAGCACGTCGAGACCGGATCGATCTATCGCGTCCTGTCGCACGACGGCAAGCTCGCCCAGGGCCTCAACCCGTTCTTGACCATCGCCGACGAGCCGCATATCTATCCCTCCTCGCAGACCGCTCCGGGCACCTCGGAGTTGTGGGAGGCCATGCTGCAAGGTTCGGGTGCTCGACCTGAGTCGCTGCTCCTGGGCATCACCACCGCGGGCGACTACCGCGACGACGCGCTGCTCACCCGCCTGTTCGACTACGGGCGCGACGTGGCCTCCGGTGAGGTCGACGATGACTCCTTCGGGATCGCCTGGTGGCAGGCCCCCGACGGATGCGACCACCGCGACGAGGCGATGTGGCATATCGCCAACCCGAACCTGCGCCTTGGTCTGGCCGACATCGAGGAGATGCGCTCGACGGTCAAGTCGACCCCCGAGAACGTCTTTAGGCGCTACCGCCTCAATCAGATGGTGCGCCTAGGCGGCATCGCATGGATGGACATGGCGGCGTGGAAGGCGGCCGCACGTCCTGACCGCGCACCCAAGAAGGGCGAGCGGATCGTCATGGCTTTCGACGGTTCGGTGTCATCGGACGCGACAGCTCTCATGGGCATGACCCTCGACGGGCACCTGTTCGTGCTCGGCGTATGGGAGACCGACGGCACCGAGGAGTGGCAAGTGCCTCGCGGTGAGGTCATGGCCGCTGTCGAGGACGCCTTCGACCTCTACGACGTGCGGGCGTTCAACTGTGACACCGCGTATTGGCTGGCCGAGTTCCAAGTCTGGCAAGACACCTACGGCCGGCGTCGCGTCCTCGACTTCACCATGAGCAACGCGCGCATGGTGCCGGCGGTGCAGGAGTTCTACGCGGGTGTCGGTGAAGGCGCGATCTCTCACCCCGACGACCCTCGCTTGAACCGCCATATCTCCAACGCGGTCAGTCATGAGACCCCCCGCGGAATCACGATCAAGAAGCAAAGCAAGGACTCCATGCACAAGATCGACCTCGCCGTTGCGGCGTGCATGGCGAACGACGCACGACTTCGCCAAGTGCCCCGTAGGGGCTTCACCGGAGGGTTCTAAATGACCACGAACGACGAAGCGATCCGCATTGTCCGCGAGATGAGCGATGCGCTCGACCTACGCAACGCCGAATCAGAGGTGTTGGACCGCTACTACTACGGCCTTCACCCGATGCCCTGGGTGCATCAGAAGGCATCCGATCAGTACCGCCGCCTGCTCAAGCAAGCCGTGAGCAACTTCCCGCTGCTCATCGTCGACTCCGTCGCCGACCGTCTCACCGTTGAGGGGTTCCGGCTCGATGCACCCGACGCTGACGCAAAGGTGTGGACCGAACTGTGGCAGCGCAACAATCTCGACGTCTATGCGCCTATCGTGCACACCCAGGCGCTCAGCACGAGCGTGTCCTACGGGTCGGTGTGGCCCTCGGCCGACGGCACCCGCGCGATCATCCGGGCCGAGTCGTCCTACGAGTGCTATCACGACTCCGAGCCCGGCGATCCGCTGGTCGTGCGTCGCGCCCTCAAGAAGTGGGCCGACAAGATCGGCAAGACGTGGTACGCGCGGCTGCACTTGAACACCGGGGAGGTGTTCTTCCTCGAGGCGCCCTACGCCGACGGGCAGGTCTCGCCCGACAAGTGGACCGTGGTCAAGGTCGAGGAAAACCCCTTTGGCGAGGAGGTCGGGATCAAGCCCTTCCTCAACCGCCCGCAGATGGACGGTACCGGCCGCAGCGAGCTCTCCGATGTCCTGCCGGTGTTCGACCGGATCAACACCCTTACATCGAACCTGCTCATGGCCTCGGAGCTGTCGGCGTTCAAGATCAGGTGGGCCACCGGGATCGACGTCCCGAGGGGGGCTGACGGAGAGCCGATCGAGCCGTTCAACATCGCTATGGATCGCCTGTGGACATCGGAGAACCCCGATGCTCGCTTCGGCTCCTTCGACGCCACACCGCTCGAGCCTTACGCCCAGGCCATTGACCAAGCCATTCAGCAAGCCGCGGCGATCACCCGCACACCGCCGTTCCTGCTCCTGGGCAAGCTGACGAACCTGTCGGCCGAGGCCCTCAAGGCGACTGAGTCGGGCCTGGTCAAGAAGGTGCAGAACCGCGCCCTGTCGTTCGGAGAGACCTGGGAGTCGCTCATGCGGCTGGGCTTGCAGGCCACGGGTGACCCGCGGGCCGACGACCTCGTCGACATGGAAACGATCTGGCGCGACGTCGAGAACGTCTCCGAGGCAGCTCGGGTCGACGCGCTCGCCAAGCTCTACAACATCGGCCTGCCGCGCAAGGCGGTGTGGGAGCGGTACGGGGCCACTCCGCAGGAGATGAGCCGCTGGGAGCAGATGCACGCCTCGGAAATGATCGAGCGCATGGCGACGGCGGCCTCGATGGGCGGCCAGAACGGGCTCGCGCAGGGCACTCCCTCGGCCAATGAGCAGCAGCCCGGCCCTTCGGGTGATGAGCAGGCCCAATGACCGAGATTCCCGCCGGGATCACCTCTCTACCTCGGTCGGGGGCCGAGGTAGAGGTCGACAACGACATCGACCCGGCTGTGCTCCTGGCGCTGGCGGTGGGCTACCAAGCCTCGCAGGAGGTCGCCTCGCGTGTGGCCGAGCAGACCGCGATCGACCTGTGGCGAGCGATGCGGCCGGTCACCGATGCCGACAAGACCGAATGGGTCACGGCCTGGGATTCGCTGCTCGGCGCTCAGCAGGAGCGGCAGGCGGCGATCACGGCCGGCTACGCCCGCAGCACGTTCTCGGCGTTCGGGGTCACCTTCGATGACGACCTGACCATCGACGTCGACAACGAACTATGGGACGACCTCGATCGCTGGGCATCATCCCCGGCCAACACGATCTCCCCGACACTCACGGCCGAGGCCGAGGCTGCCCTTGCTCGGGTCAAGGCCGGCCAGGCGCTCCTTAGTGACGCGATGCTGGCCGATCGCATCCTCAACCTCGAGGCCCCGGTCATCAAGGTCAGGGCCGGGCTCGCTGAGGGCAAGGTGCTGAGCGAGGCCGTCGAGAGCGTGACGCCCTACGTCGCCTCGGTGACTTACAACGCCGGGCGAGCTGCCGAGCGCATCATGGCGACCTCGACGAGCTGGCCGAAGTTCAAGAACGGGTCGGCGATGCTCTACCGGCGGGTGCCGGCGGCCGGTGCGTGCGGCTGGTGCATCTTGGTCTCCACGCGCGTCTACTCGCTCGAGTCGTTCAAGCGTGGCGCTCGCTGGCACCGAGGCTGTCGGTGCTCCTGGCGGCCGCTCACCGAGGCCGAGGCCCGCGCCTACGCGCGGGCGTTCCGCGACTCCAAGGACTACTTCAAGGCGGCCGAGTCGATCGGTGCTTGGGAGGGGCCAGCCCCGACGAACTACGAGAAGTTCATCGCTGCGAACCGGGCGACGGATGAGGCTCTTGGCCTCTGAGATCGACGTCGATATGTCCGAAATGCCAACTGCGGCCCAACTGCGGCCAACTATCGCTTTCAGTAGCGCGGCCCCCTTGGAGTGCGGCCGCACTTGAGCATACTGGCCGTGTCAAGTTCTGTCAACACTAATCGGGCCGCAGTTAGGCGACCCTAACTAAGCACCTCTGGCGCGAGCTAGAGCAACTCCGCATTCGACCGAATGTGGAAACGGGAGACAGGAAGAAGGATTCGTATGTCCGAGCAGACCCCCACCCCCGAAGCGCCGCCCAGCAACCCGTTCGCCCCGGCCGTCGAAGGCGCCGACGGAAACCCCACCCCGCCGAACAACCCGTTCGCCCCACAGCCGGAGACTCCGATCGAAACGCCCCCGGCGGTCGAGTTGTCCGACGAGCAGCGCGCGGTTCTGGCCGAGCACGGCATCACCCCCAGCGAGGACGGCACGATCAATGTCGCCGACCACGTCAAGCTGCTTTCGTCGCTGTCCTCGCTGCGCCAGCAGGTCCGCAAGACGCCCAAGGCACCGACACCGGCAGCCGACCCCGAGGGTGAGCAGACCCCGCCGGTCGACCCCGAGGCGATCCGGGCCGAGACCCGCGCCGAAGTCGAGGCCGAGATGCGGGTCGAGCTGACCAAGTCGCAGGTCGTCGCGGCCGCGGCTGCCGCCGGGTTCGCCGACCCCAAGGACGCGGTCAACCTCGTGGGCGACCTCGCCGACCTGACCGACGTGTCGGCGGTCGAGGCTGCCGTGAAGAAGCTGGCCGAGGAGAAGAACTACCTGCTCCGCAAGACGGTCCCCTCGATGGAACAGGGTCCGCAGAGCTCAGGCACCCCGGCCACGGGCGGCGACTGGATTCGCCAGGTCGTGAAGTCGGCATGAGCACCGCACCCCTGTGGCGCTCCCCGGTCGACGGAACAACCCGTCAGGCCCACAAGCGCCCCAAGGCCCGTGTCGGCGGCATTCTCATCGGGTGGGAACCGGCCGATGCTGCCGCAAGCGCCCTGGTCGGTGAGTTCGTGCCGGCCGACGCCGTCCCGCTCGGCGACCTGCTCACCCAGGTCGCCAGCGGGAGCACGTTCCCGGTTGTGCCGGCTGACCCCGAGATGGTCCCGGTGCCGGCCGCTTCGGCGAGCAAGGCCACTTGGGTCGAGTTCGTGCTGGCGACCGAGGACATCTCCCGCGAGGAAATCGAGGGCCTGACCAAGGCTCAGATCGTCGAACGGTTCGGGGCATGAGGTTCCTGGCCTACCTGCACTCCTACCCGCCGTTGCGCCTGCTCGGTGGAGAGATGATGACCTCGCGGCTGCTCGAGGCTCTGGTCGATGCAGGGCACGAGGTCAAGGTGCTGGCCCAGGCGACCAGGCACGAGTTCACCCGGAACGGAGTACGGGTCGTCCCGCGGCGCTTGAACGTGTCGCGGGGTGACCTGTTCTCGACGAACGCCCTGATCTCGCACCCCGAGATCGCGCACTTCGTCAGTAGCCGAGCTTCGGCCCTGGGTGTGCCCTACGTCGGGATCGTTCACAATCTCAACGAGCCCACGCTCGAGGAGATTCGGCGGTTCCGGCCCGACATCACAATCGCCAACGCGATCCCGACCCAGGACGCGCTCAAACGGCTGCATCCCGAGGCCGACGTGCGACTGATCCGGCCTCCAAGTCTGCCGGCGTGGACGCGGCCGCCATCAGCTCCGCTCGGTCGGCACTTCGTCACGCTGGTCAACCTGTCGCCCGCCAAGGGAGTCGAGACCTTCTACGCGCTGGCGCAGGCCCGTCCCGACCTGCACTTTCTCGGCGTCCTGGGCGGCTACGGCGAGCAGGAGCGTCGTCGGCTGCCCAACGTGACGATCATGGGTCAGACCGAGGACATGGGCCTGGTCTACGCGATGAGCCGGGTCATCCTCATGCCGAGCCATCTTGAGACCTACGGCCTGGTGGCGGCCGAGGCGTGCCTGCACGGCATCCCGGTCATCGCCTCTGGCCTGCCAGGTCTGCTCGACGCGCTCGGACCTTCCGGCGCGTCCTATGTCGACCACGAGAACATCGACGGCTGGCTCGATGTACTCGCCGAGCTGGACGACCCGGAGGGGTACGCCCGCGCGGCCGCTGCAGCGTCCGCTCGAGGTGAGTACCTAGCGGCCCGTTCGCGCGTCGATCTCGATTCTTGGGTTTCGATGCTCGAGGGGCTTGCATAGTCATTTGCCCAAGGTGTACCCTTTGACCAGGCAGACGTGTCGCGTGATGCGGCCCCCTGCCATTGCCCGCGTCGGCGTGATGCCTCAGCGGTGAACGGAAACCCCATCCCTTCACTTTGCCGAGGTGCATCATGGCTGTTGCCAGCAACATCGGACGTTCCGACGTCGCCGGGGTCATCCCCGAGGTTTACTCCAACGACTTCCTGCAGGTCATCGCTGAGAACAGCGCGTGCCTGCGAGCCTTCCCGTCCATTCGGATCGGTACGAAGGTCAACCGCTTCCCGGTCCTGTCGGCGCTGCCCCAGGCCGGATTTGTGACCGAAGATCCGACCTCCGGCACAGGCGTCAAGCCGAAGTCGAAGGTTCAATGGGCCAACAAGGTCATCACCGCCGAGGAAATCGCGGTCATCATCCCGATTCACGAGAACGTCCTCGAGGACGCGACCGTCGACCTGTGGGGCCAGATTCGCCCCCTCGTCGGCCAGGCCTTCGGCCAGGTCATCGACGACGCCGTCCTCTACGGCACCGGCAAGCCGGCCTCGTGGCGTGCGGGTCTGATCCCCGACGCGATCACCGCTGGTGCGGTGGCCGAGCTGGGCTCCGGCGTCGACATCGCCGACGGCTTCAACGAGGCCTTTGAGTTCGTCGAGGCTGACGGCAACGACGTGACGACGGTCATGGCCGGCCCGCGTATGCGGTCCAAGCTCCGCGGCCTGCGTGGCGACGACGGCGCGTTCCTGTACGCCGACGTCAAGCGCGGCAACGGCTCCGAGGGCATCTACGGCGCGGACATCGAGATCGTCCGCAACGGCGTGTGGGACGACGACGAGGCGCTCGCGCTGGCCGTCGACCGCAGCAAGGTCATCATGGCCCTGCGCTCGGACATGAGCTACAAGCTGCTCACCGAGGCCACGCTGGGCACCGGCTCGGACGCGATCAACCTCGCCGAGCGCGACATGGTCGCTCTCCGCGTGAAGATGCGTCTTGGTTGGGAGACGGCGACCAACGCCACCGCTCTCAACGACGAGCCGCTGCCCTACGCGGTGCTGCAGGCGGCCGGATCGGGCTCCTGACCGCCCCGTCTCTAAGGACGACAGCGGGGGGCCGTGTGGCTCCCGTGCGGACCCCCGCTGTCCACCGAGTTAGGAGCGGGTCGTGGCCGGTCTGATCGATGTTGCCTACGTCGAGACGATCTCGGGTTCCGAGGTCGCCGAGGGTGACGAAGCGCGCTGTGAGGCGCTCATTGAGATCGCCTCGGACCTTGTTCGCGAGGAGGTGGGCACCGCCTACACCCCCGAGAACGCCCCTGCCAAGGCCAAGCAAGCCGTCTGCCAGCTCGTCCTCTCGGCGCTCAACGCGCCGGGCGATGAGTCGGTCGTCAAGGCCGAGCAGATCGGTGACTACCGCGTCGAGTTCTCCCGCCCTGGCGGCGTCATGGACATCTCGACCGTTGAGCACCTGCTCGAAGGGCTCGCGATCCGCTCCTACTCCGTTCGTACTCCGCTCGCTCTCGACGGTGTCGACGTCGGCGCAGCGTCCTACTGGCCGTTTGTCGACGATGACGACGAGGAGGGCGAGGTCGTATGAGCCTCCGTCTCCTGACCAAGCCAATGACGATTCACCGTCGGACGGTTGGCGCCCCTGACGGTGCCGGCCGCCCGACAGCCACGATTGCCGAGACCGAGGTGCTGGGCGGCATCTCGCACTCGCGATCGGCCGACTCCTTCGACGGTGGCCTGGTCATCGTCGATGAGGTCAGCGTCTACCTCGACCCGACGACCGAGATCGCCCCTGGCGACTTCGTCGAAATTGACGGTGCGCGCTACGAGGTCATTAGCGAGCCGTTTGCGGCATGGAATCACCGTCGCGGCAGCGCTCACCACCTCGAAGTCAAGGCGCGGAGGGCTGAGCGATGAGTGAATGGCGCTACCGCGATCCCTCGACCGGAGCCGTCCTGGTGCTCAACACCCAGGCTGTCTCTGACGTGTTTATGGAGGCCGGCGCCCCGGCTGTCGACCGACTGGCCCGTGAAGGTGCCGCCATCGCCCGCGCCCGCGTGACGCCGTCGGCCAAGAAGTTCATCGTCAACCGCCCGGCTCGTCGGTTCCCGCTCGAGTCCGGGCAGATCAAGTCGAGCCTGTCGCGCAAGCTGTCGATCCCGGTCGCGCTGATCGTGAACAACTCCCGCTTTGCGAGCCAGCAGGAGGTCGGGAGCCTGAGTCGGGTGCCGACCCGCCCCCTGGGCGCTGCCTTCGACCAGCTCCGTCGTCGTCGCGGTGTGCGCGGCGTCGTCGATGCCGGTGACCCGATCAAGGCCGCCGCCGAGACCGTGGCGGCCGCACGACCCCGTAAGCGGAGGTCGCGCCGATGATCGACATGGCCGGGCACCTGACCGCCCACCTTCGCGACAGCACCGACCTCATGGTCGATGTCGACGACGCCGTCTACGCCGACATGCTGCCGACCGACGTCACCTACCCGGCCGTACTGGTCCGGTCCCTTGAGGCGACTCCGGTAGTTGCCGGCGTCCCTGGTTGGCACGACTACGCCATGCAGATCGACGTCATTGGCGCTGAGGACTCCTTCGCCGACACCGTCGAGATCGTCGACAAGGTTGCCGACCTTGCCCGTTCCACCCCCAGCGATGGGTTCGTCACCGTCGCCACGTCGGACGTGACCGCTCTGCGGTCGGCCCCCGACGACTCACTCTCCCCGGCGCACCCGCGCTGGGTTCTGTCCGTCTCGATGACGGCCAGGTCAACCCCTCAAGGAACAGGAGGAGTCTCATGACTCTCACTCCCGAGGCGGTGCGCGTCGCAGGGACCGGGGAGGTCTACTTCGCGCCCGTCGCAACGACGGCACCGACCGACGCGACGACCGCGCTTCCGGGCGCGTGGAAGGGCTTGGGTTACACCTCGCCCGATGGCGTGCAGTTCAACGTCAGCCGCGACACGAATCAGATCGACGCATGGCAGGGCTCCAAGGTCCGCGTCGTGACCAACAGCGAGAACCTCACCTTGCAGACCACGCTCATCGAGACCAAGACCAACACGCTCCTCGTGGCGTTCGGTGGCGGCACGGTGATCTCCGGCAACTACACCCCGCCGGAGGAGGGCGAGAACGCGATCCGCTCGCTCGTCGTCGACTTCACCGACAACGACGTGCACTACCGCTACTACTTCCCGCGCGTTCAGGTCGAGGGCGATGTCGCGTTCAACCTGACCCGCACCGACGCGATCGGCTACGAGCTGACGCTCGGCGTCCTGTCGTCCGACCCGCGCTGGAAGCTGTTTAGCGACGACACGGCCAACCTCGTCACCGGCTCCTGAGCCGCTGACATCACCCTGCATCACTCAACGGGAGCACAGAAAGCGAGACCGGCATGGCAACGCTCATCTACACCGTCACTTACGAGGACGGCAACGTCGACAAGGTCAAGGTCAAGCCTCGTCACCTCATCGCACTCGAGGACGCGATGGGAGGCAGCGCGCTCGACGAGGACAAGGCCACGTCGCGCAATGCGTTCAAGCTGCCCTACATCGCGTGCAAGGACATCGAGACGTTCGACGACAAGGCCTACACGGCTTGGCTGCGAACGGTCGATGAGATCGAGACCGACGGCGACGAGCAGCAGGCGACCGAAGGAGCCCCTTCGGTCGATGGTGAGGCCGCCACGGCGGTCCCTACCGAGTAGCCGTTGCGCGCCTTTCGGCGCACCTCGGTTGCTCACCAGCAGACCTCCTCGACCTCGACCTTGCGCTGTTCACCGAGACCGCGAAAGCGGTCACCGAGCGGCTCAAGGTCGAGGCGTGGACACAAACCGACGAGTTGCTGGCGATCACGGCGGAACAGCTCAACGCCCTCTACATCGTGACCGTGCAGGCCAACTCGAAACGGAAGGTGGACGTCAAGCCGCTGCAGATTCCGCGGCCTAACGCCCCCAAGCCGGAGGCACCCGTCGTCTCCCCGCAGGAGGCGGCGCGACGAACAGGAGGGTCGGTTGCCTAGCACGGCCGGTGGCCTGTTCATTCAGGTCAAGCTCCAAACCGACCAGGCTGAGCGCGCACTCAAGCGCCTCGGTCGGGAGTTCGGTCGTGCCGTCGACCCCGAGAAGATCATCGGGGATTCCTCGCGCGTTCTCCTGCGCGAACTCAAGACGCTTGAGGGCGGCTACAAGGCCATTGCGACCGCGTCGGTCGCTCAGGCCCGCCAGACCGAGGCGGCCGCCAAGGTGCAGGTCGCGCAGGCTCAGGCCGCTACGCGCACCCGCCAGGCCGAGCTCAAGGTCGTGCAGGAGCAGATCAGGGCCGAGTCGCGCCTGGCGACCGTTGCCGCTCAAGACTCCGCGATTCGTGGTCGTCAGACCGATGCTCGCGCCCGTGCCGAGGTCGCCAAGGCTGCTCGTGAGCAGGCCAAGGCCGTTGAGGAGGTGGCTCGCGCCCAGCAGCGCGAGGCTAAGGCCCAGGACGCGCTCAATGCCCGCCAGGCCCGCCAGCAAGAGGCCCGGCGCCTGGGCATCCTCAAGCAGCAGAAGCAGGCCCTCGATGACCTGCGCCGTGCCGAAGAGCGCCTGGCCGGCGTGCGTCGCGGGTCCGGTGGCAAGGTCGCCACCGAAGGTGCACAAGAGCTGTTCGTGGGCCTGGGTGCTGCTCGATCGGGCAACTACTTCTATGGCCTGGCCGCCCTAGCGCGGTACTTCAAGAACGTGTCGGCGGCCTCGCGCGACTACGCCCGCTCCAATCAAGAAGCGGCGAACCGTCAGAACGAACTCCGCATCGCGGCCCAGCGGTACGTCGCTGCCGGTGGTGATGTTGCGAGCCTGACTGACGAGGCCAAGAACGCCTTGACAGGGATCGCGGCAGTAGGCGGTCGAGCCTCCGGTGCCCTTGCCGGCGTCGGTGGTGCGCTGCCCGCCATCGCGGCCGCCGCCGCCATCTTGCTTCCGGTCATCGTCGCGCTGGTCGCACAGTTCTCGCTCCTCTACATCGGCCTGGGCAAGATCGCCCCGCGTGGCGTGCAGGTCGCCGCATCCTTCGAGCTCCTGCGCTCTCAGCTCATCGGCCTCATCGGTGACACCCAGGCCGCCGCTCGCGAGTACGGCTTCCTGCTCGCCTTGGGTCAGCAATCGCTCATCCCAACCGACCAGCTCATCGCGGCCGACCGCGCGCTGGTCTCTTTCGGTGTGACCAATCAGCGCATCCGTACCAACCTCGTCAAGTTCATCTCGGACTTTGGCACGGCCACGGGCGCGACTCAGGTGCAGATCGACAACCTCGCCTTCGCGCTCGGCCAGGTCGCCTCGACCGGCAAGGTCACCGCGCAGGACTTGAGGCAGTTCGGTAACGCGGGTGTCAACGTCGCGCTGGTCGTCGATCAGATCGGCAAGAACACCCAACAGTCGAGCGCCAAGGTCCGCGAGGGCCTGTCGGCCGGCACGATCTCGGCCGAGGAGTTCTACAAGGCCCTCATTCAGATCAACGATGTTCGCTTCGCGCCCGCCGCCGTCGAGGCCGCCAAGACGACCACCGGCCTGTTCCAGAACCTCAAGGACACGATCAAGACGCTGCTCGGCGAAACCTTCCGCCAGCTCGGCGTCCTCGACCCGATCCGCGAGTTCCTGTTGTTCCTGACCACTTGGGTCAAGAACAACAAGGACTTGTTCGTCCCGATCGCGGCCGCCGTCCGCGACTTCTTCAACGCCCTGGTCGGCGGCGCGGCCGCCAAGGGTTCGGAGTTCACCGGGATTATGAACGCGCTGGCTTTCGTGCTGCGCGTGGCGATCCCCGCCGCGATCCGCATTGCGACCGCCTTCGTCACCGGCCTGCGCCTGAGCTTCCTTGCGGTGTGGCCGGTCATTCGCATCGTCATCGCGACGACGATTGGCCTGTTCCGCTCCCTGGTCACCAGCGTGCAGGGTGCCAGCCAAGGCAGCGGCAACGGGCTCAGCATCCTCCTCCAAGTCAGCACGGCGGTGTTCGGCGGCATCATCGCCGGCATCGGTGTCCTGATCGCAGGCTTCTTCACCTTGCAGGCTGTCGTCATCGGCGTGGTCAAGGCGATCCGCGCCGCACTCACGCTCGACTTCCAGGGCGTTGCGAACGCGGTCAATGGGATCGGCACAGCGATCTCCAATGGGTTCAAGGCCTCGACCGCGATCGTGAGCACCTACATTCAGGCCGTCAAGGACGCGGGCAACGTCAAGCTCCCCAAGCCGATGCAATTCGGTGAGCAGCAGGGCCAGGGTGCGGTCAACGCCTCCAAGCCTGGCCCCGATGTCGACACGAAGGCTGCCGAGGAGGCCGCCAAGCGCATCGCCGAGGCCCGCAATTCCCTCTACGAGTTGCTGCGCTCGCTGTTCGGCCAGCCCTCCGATGCACTCAAGGGCCTCTACGGCGACGCCAACAAGTTCACCGCGACCGTCGACTCGATCGTCAGCACGGCAACGCGCCTGCGCGACGCGATCCGTCAAGCCGCTCCCGGTGCTCGCGGCAAGGAGATCGCGCTCTTTATCGATGAGCAGACCAAGCGCCTCATCATCTTGGCCCGGCGCCGCGAGCGCGTTGCCAAGCAACTCGAAGCGGCACAGAAGCGTCTCGACGATCTTGTCGCCGCGCGTGCCGACCTCGCCAAGCAGATCAAGGACAGCGCCCGGTCGTTCGTCAACTCCCTGTCGCTGGGCGAGGAGACGGTCAATACCTTCCGCCGGATCGACGCCGTCGGGTCGTTCATCACGACCGAGAAGAAGCAGACCAAGTCGTTCGTTCAGTCCATGCGCGACCGCCTCGCCGAGTACCGCAAGTTTATGGCGAACATTCGGAAGTTGCAGAAGGCGGGTCTTGACCCCAAGCTCGTGCGCGACTTCATCGAGGCTGGTCCCGAGGCGGCCGGCGACGCCGTCGGGCAGCTCGCGGGCGCCGGTCAGGACACGATCGACGAAGTCAACGCGATTCAGTCCGAGCTCAACCGCGAGTCGAGCAAGTTCGCCGAGAAGCAAGCCGACATTTACTACAAGACCGGCATCGACAACGCCCAGGCGCAGGTCGACGGTCTCAAGTCGCAGATCGCGGTCATCGATCAGACGGCCAAGGACATCGCGCAGACCATCATCGATGCGGTCGCTCCCTACGCCAAGAAGTCCAAGCAAGCCGGTGTCGACATCGCGACCGGCCTCGACGACGGCCTCGGCGATGGCTCTGCGCTCGGAGCGGGATGGGCCGACGACGTCATCTCGAGCATCGGCAACGGCCTCGACTTCTCTGGCCTGACCGGGTCGCTGACCGACGCGCTCAAGGGCATCGAGGATCAGTTCAAGGACGCCGGGCCGACGAAGGAGATTGAGGCGCAGGTCAAGCGCAAGGTCACCGACCTGCTCAAGAACGCGATCAGGAACCCGATCTTCGCCGCGATCTCGCCGGTCGGATTCCTCCTCGGTCAGCTCTACGGCTTGTTCAATACCAAGTTCCCGCCTGGCACGCCGTTGCGGACCAAGGTCACGACGATGCTCAAGAACGCGGTGCAGAACCCGATCTTCCTGGCGATCTCACCTGTCGGTGGTCTGCTCGGCCAGCTCTACCGCCTGTTCTCGAGCAAGCTGCCGAGCGGCGAGACGATCCGCAAGCGCATTAGCGACGCATGGCGCCCGGCGCTCTCTTGGCTCGACACGTTCCTGCGGAATGGCCTGCCGGGTGTGTTCGGTCGCTTGACGAGCGGACTTCCTGGCTACACCCGCACTCGCGATGCCCTGTTCGGCTTCTTTGCCGCGTTCCGCGACGTGTTCAACCGCGTGGTCGCGCTGTGGAACCGCATCGACTTCACCATCGTGGTCGACGTCCCGAGTTGGTTCTCCTTCCTGCCGCCGCCCGTGAATGCCTTGGCCGGCCGCCGGTACACGAGCCCTGACCTGTTCCCCGACGTGTCCTATCTCGCCAAGGGTGGGCTCGTCACCTCGCCGACGTTGGCGATGGTCGGCGAAAAGCCCGGTGTCAGCGAGGCGGTCATCCCGCTCAACCGTGCCGGCCTCGAGGACGCCTTCGGCGGCGCGCTCGGCCTGGGCGACCCGACGGTCAACGTGTACCTCGACGGCGAGCTCGTCCGCGGCGTGGCCCGCGTCGAGATTCAGCAGAACGAACGTGCTCGCGCACAGCGCCTCACCGGAGGCCGCCGATGAGCACCGTCACGATCGACTCAGTCACCCTCGATGGGGTCACCGCCCGCATCAAGGTTAGTTACGCCGGCGTCGTCGGACCCACCGCGTTCTTGACGTTGTTCACGCCCGCCAGCGAGCCCGTCAGGACCGTGTTAGCGGTCGCTGTGTCCGGGGTGTCGGGCTCGGTGATCGTGACTGACCTCGAGCCCGGCCAGAACACCGACCTGACCTATTTCGCGCTGCTCACCGACGGCGTCAGCGGCTCAGCCGATGGCCCGGTGACCTGCCCCGATCAGCTCGACGCCGGCACCGACCTGATCGGCTCCTGCATCGACCCGACGCTTACCGCGAGTGTGTCTCTGACGGGAGCGTTGGTACAGCGCCACGTCGCCGACCCGAAGGTGGTCAAGGTGCTTGGCCGAGCCGCCCCCGTCGTCATCTCCGGTGCCCGACGCTCCTGGTCGGCTGACTTGCAGGTTGTGACCGAGACACTTGAGCAGGCCGCCGCTCTCGACACCGTCCTGGGGGATGGGTCGGTTATCTGCCTACGCCCGCGCACACCCTTAGCCCACGGCCTCAAGCCGGTCGAGTACCTGCTCGTCGGCGACGTCAAGAAGTCCCGTCTCACGCCGCTGGCCCGAATCGCCAACCGCCTCTACACGCTGCCGTCGACCAAGGTCACTCCCCCTGCGTTCGAGGGGGTCGCCGCAGACAGCGGAACGTGCACCTTCCCCGGTGCCAATACCTTCCCCGGTGCCCTTTACCCCGGCTGCGCTGCGAGCGGTGTGGGCACCTACCCGAGTCCCAGCACCTTCCCCAGCTCAAGCACCCATCCCGGCACTACCGCCTCTGGCGTCGGTGCCTACCCCGGCTCTGGCACCTACCCCGACAGCGACACCTACCCAGGAGGCCCCTCATGACCGCCTACTCCAAGTTCTACGCCGCCTGGGAAGATTCGCCCAGCACCGACACCCCGATCACCGCTGCCTCGCTCGATCACATCGAGGAAGGCATCGAAACGGCGGCCGCCGAGGTCACCGCGCACATCGCCGACACCATCGACGCCCACGACGCCAGCGCCATCAGTTACAACCCCGCTGGCGGAATCAACATTGGCGGAACTGTCGACGACGTGCAAGAAGCAATCGGAACGCTGGACTTCCAGCTAGGCATCACAAACAGCTCCGCGGCTAATCACCTGGCCGACACCAGCGACGCGCACGACGCCAGCGCGATCAGCGTGGTCTCTGCGGGGTTCAACGGCAACCTCGCCCCGACCGACGACACGGTGCAGAAGGTCGCGCAGAAGTTGGACGACCTCGCGGTGGGTGGGGGCGGTGCCCCGTCGGGTGCGGCGGGCGGATCGCTCGCGGGCACCTACCCGAACCCGACGCTGGCCGCCGATTCGGTAGGTGCATCGCAGATCGCCACGAACGCGGTTGGCGCCTCGGAGCTGGCCGACAACGCCGTGGACACCGCGGCCATTGCTGACGGAGCGGTCACCTTCGGCAAGATCGCGGGGGCCGCGATTGGCACCTCCGGTTCGACACTCGCCGCCGGCAATCACGGTCACACGACGAGCGGGCAGGTTGTGTTTGGCATCGACGGTGCGGCCACCGTTCGCACCGGCAAGGCCCGCGTCTACAACGACTCCGGTCGCAACCGCACGCTGACGGCCGTCCGTCTTTCTGCCGACACCGCGCCAACGGGCACCACGTCAACGCCCGTCACGGGCGCGGCAATGGTGGCGGACCTGAATATCGGCGGAACGTCGGTGTTCACAACTCAGGCCAATCGCCCCGCCATCCCCTCCGGCTCCAACACACACAAGACGACGGGGCTCGGCACGACGACCTGGGCTGACAATGCCTACATCACAGTCGATATCGACTTTGTCGGCTCAACGGTTGCTGGCAGCGACGTGGCCGTGGTCGTCTCGTACACCGAGGCTATCTAATGGCTGGCCCCTACCAGCGACTTAGTAACGGCGCATCGGCCGATACTGGCGCGCAGGCGATCATCACGGTGGTGAACGCGATTGAGGCCGGTTTGGAGGACGTTGAAGCGGCCCTTCCGGGCAAGGCTTCAACGTCGGCGTTGACGGCTCACGAGGCCGACACGACGAACATTCATGGCATCGCTAACACGTCGTTGTTGGAAACGACGGCGGGGGCAACGTCGAAGGCGAACGCGGCTCAGGCGGCGGCGGTGCAGCGCGCCAATCACACGGGCACGCAGCTCGCGTCCACGATCAGCGATTTCAACACGGCGGTTCGTACGAACCGCCTGGATCAGATGGCCGCTCCGACCGCTTCGGTCGGGATGGGCTCGCAGCGGATTACTGCGCTGGCCTCCCCGTCAGCCTCGACCGATGCCGCGACCAAGGGCTACGTCGATTCGGCTGTTGGGGGTGCCCCGGCTGGCTCAAACGTCATTAGCGCCGCCGACTACGGTGCTGTTGCTGACGGTCGCGTGATCGCAGTCGTCACCACCGCAAGCAGCACGACCATCCTTGCAAACGATCCGACAAACCTGTTTGCTCCCTCGGACGTTGGCAAGGTTCTGTGGATCAACGCAGCGGGCACCGCTGGCGCGATTCATGCCTGCACGATCTCGACCGTCGCGGGCGGCGGTGGCTCGATCACGGTCACGCCCGCTCCGGTGTCCTCTGTGACCGCTGCCGCTGTGTGCGGGACAGATAACACGACCGCGCTCAACAACTGGTGTGCTGCCGCGACCCCGTTCTGCACGCTGTACCTGCCGTCCGGGGGCGAGCGGTTCTACATGACGCAAGGCGGGCACGTCATTCCCGACTTTGCTACCAACGTGCGCGGGGATGGGAGTTGGCTGTCGCAGTTTATGACCCGCACGAACAACAACATCTTGACGCGCTCCGCCGCGCTGGGGCAGGTATCCGACATCGGGTTCCAGCACGTCGCAGCGCCGAGCCTCAACCTGGGTTTCTCGAACGGATCGTGGCCGACCGCTGGTTCCGGTCTGAAACTAGAAGGGTCGGTGTCGCCGTGGGACGGCGGGTTCACTGAGCGCATCCTCACGTCGGGACTGTATCGGGGCGTCTGGATCGAAGGTGGCGTTACGGCTGTACGAGACTCGCTCATTCTTAGTTCCCTCCGCGCGGGTATCGAGTGCTATAACCCCGGTTGGCCGGACTACGGCGGCTATCGCTTTACAGGTAACTGGATTAGTTCACGCGGCCCTGGCAGCGCTGGGTACGCCCCCGCATCGTTCGCGGGTGTGCTGTGGGGCGGCAGCGGTGGACTAGAAGTGTCTAGCAACTGGATCGACGGCGGACAGAATCACGTCTACCTCAACCCCTCATCGTCCAGCGGGCAGACCGGCAACATTCGCATCGTCGGCAACTCCCTCGAAGATTGGGGCTGGGGCGGTGCTGGCAACGCCGTGCAGTACGACATGAGCCTGACGAACGCTTACCAGGCGTACATCGTGATCGCCAACAACGTCTTGCAGACACAGGACGCCAAGACGGACCCGGCTTTCAAGTTGTTTGCCGCGTCGAACCCGTCACCGGACGGCCTTGGCAACTACGGCCTGCGGTCCATCGCCATCACCGGCAACGCCGGAAAGTTCACCGGCTACCTCGCGGACCTGGCACGGTGCCGCGACGTGTCGGTGACAGGCAACACCGTCATGGGCAAGGTCACCGCAGACCTTGTGACGCAAGCCAACTGCACGAACGTGACCGTGGCGTAAAGGAGGCGACGTGACCACTTCGACGGCTTCATATGACGGTTCTAACGGCGCGGCACCCGTCGCGGCTACTGGCTCGCACGGTACGGCGCTCACCTATGACGGCTCCGTCTTGCCGGTCCTTAGTAACGCCCTCCCGTACCGTGGCACTACCGCTCTTCGGTGGACGGCCTCTACGACTGGCATCGGCGCTCAGAACGTCGGCTCGGGCGTATCAAACAACGGTTTCTTCCGGCAGTACGTTCGCATCATCGGCACACCACAAGGTCGCTTCGAGATCGCGCGCCGCCCATTTTCGTCGAACCCGACGGCAGGCGATTGGTACGCTAGTCAACTGATTACGGTCGGCACCGATCGCAAACTCTCGGTTCACATGGCGACCCTCGGCTGGGACGTAGACGCGTCGCACGCCGACGGCGACACCTATCCGGGGACGCGGGTTACCGGCGCGACCGCGATCCCGAACGACCAATGGGTCCGCGTCGAAGGCACGATCCGACGCGACCTCGTCGCGGTGAAACTGTGGCTCAATCCGGCCTCGACCGGCACCCCCGACGTCGATATCTCGGTAGCCGACTCCCTCCCCGCTGCCGTCGCTTATGAGGCGTACTGGATCGGCGCGGGGCGCATCGTAGGCGGAGTGTGGAGCGCGTTCGCGCCTACGGGCGGCGTGGTCGAAGTCGACGAGTTCGCCTTCGACACGGCCGGATACCCCGGCCCAATCGTTGACGCTGGCACGTCCTACGCAGGGATCGTGAGGCTCTAGCGATGGGCACCTACGGCTCCCTCGGCACCTACGGATCGCTCGGCACCTACGGGTCGCTGGGCGGTGGCGGCACGCCGCCTGGGGACTTCACCCTTTCCGGCGTCGCAGTTGACGGCATCGTCGAGCTCACGATCGAAGATGCTCCGGGCGTCGGTACGGTCACGGTCACGCGCACCGCACCCGACGGCCGCAACGTCCGGTCTCTGATCGACGTCGCGATTGACACCGACGACGTCTTGACGCGCAACGACTACGAGGTGCCGCAGAACGTCGCCTTGACGTACGTCGCCACGTTGACCGTCGGGAGCACCGAGTACGTCAGCAACACCTTGACGTTGCCGGCGATCGATTCCGGCTCCGATCTCCTGGTCAGCGTCAACCCCGCTGGCCTGGTCCGTCTCGAGGTCACCGTCGCTTCCCAGGTCGAGCAGGCCCTCGAGGCGACCGGCACCGCTGCGGCCGTGCTCAATGAGGAGCTGCCGATCCCGCTGACCAACGTGCGCTCGACCTGGGTCGGGTCGGTGTCGCTGGTCGTGTGGAACGACACCGACCGTGACGACGTGCTCGACCTGTTGAGCAGCGGTCATCCGGTCGCGCTCATCCCGCGCTACCCGGACTACGGCACCCAGGCCGTCGAGTACCTGTCGGTGAGCGGCGTCAGCGTCTCCCGCATCTCGACCCTGCCGTCGAACTCCGTCAGCGCGATCGACCTCGAGGCCATCTCGATCGCCGCCCCGACGTACTACGGGGGTGCGTGAGGTGATTCCTGGTGCTTCGGCAAGAATGCTCGCCGCGCTGAGAGAGTCGCATGTCGCGCTCGCGCGGGTGACTTTGTGCGAGTATGTCGCGGGCGAGTATGTCCCGGTCGGCCAACCGCTGCCGATCGAGAAGGGCGAGCTGTCGCTCGACGCCGGATCGAACGTGTGGCGCACGTTGAACGCCACGGTGGTCATCCCGCCCAACTACGACCAGCGTCGCCCTGCGGTCGATGGGCTCAATGTCGCCTCCGCCGAGGTCAAGCTTGAGATGGGCGTCGAGTTTGCGCCCGGTGACCAGGAATGGGTGCAGGTCGGCCAGCTCCGGGTCGAGTCCCTTGACGAGAGCCTGCTCTCCTCCCGCCTCGAGTTGGTCGCCTACGACCGAGCGATCCGCGTCGCCGACTTCCCCTTGGTCACGCTTTACACGCCCAGGTCGGGCTCGGGCGACCTGCTCACTTACGTCGAGGCCGTCATCGACCTCATCACCGTTTCTTTCCCCTCCGAGGGGCCGCCAACGGTCATCGTTGACCCAAGTCTTGACGATGCGCTGTCGCCCCCTGCCGAGACGGTCTACGAAGGCGAGCGGTGGACCGCGATCAACGACCTGGCGGCCGCCATCGGTGCGGTGGTCTACAACGACCACGAAGGCAACTTCCTTGTTGCTCCCGCTGTGCCCAGCGGAGCCCCGGTGTGGACGATCGACGTCGGCGAGACTGGCGTCCTGATCGATGCCAACGTCGCGCGCACCCGTGAAGGACAGGCCAACGCCGTCGCGCTGACCTGTGAGCCGCCGAGCGGGGATCGCATCTTCGTCTATCTCGTGGACGCCAACCCCGCCTCAGCGACCTACTACGATGGCCCGTTTGGTCGCAAGCCAATCTCTCGGCGCAACGACACGATTACTGACGGAGCGCAGGCGATCGAAGCCGCCAAGGGCTACCTCGCCAAGTACCTCGGTGCCGCCAGAGCGATCAACTTCAAGGCCCTTTACAACTTCCTGCTTCTGCCAATGGACGCCGTCGAGTTCGTCCTGACCAACGGTGACTCCGAGACGCACACGATTGACGGACTGAGTATCCCGCTCGGCGGCGGCGAGATGGGCGGCCAGACGCGCGTATTCATGGGGGTGGACGATGTCTCCTGACGACCTCCTGCTCGCGATGGGGAACCCTGCGCCTACCTCCCCGCCGAACTACCGCCTCGGTGTCGTGACCGCTGTCGTCGGCGGCCGCATTGACACGCTGGTGGGCAACTCAGTAGTCAATGGCATCCCTTACGCCGAAGGCATGACACCGTTCGTCGGCTGCAAGGTGTGGCTGCTCATGCAGGGGTCGGTCGTCCTGTGCTTCGGGATGCCCGCCGAGCAAGACCCCTCTCCGTCCGTAGTGGTCAACTATTTCCCCGCGCAATGGAGCGCCTCGTACTCCGGTGCCGGCGCGTTGCGCTCCGGCGTCGCCGCGTGCTACCAGGGTTACCTCTCGGCGACGCTGGGCAATCAAGCCTCCCTGGCCGGGTTCGACGTCGCGGCTCTTGCCGCAGCGGTCGCGGGTCGCACGGTCACCGGGTTCGACCTGATCGTGTCGGCGGCTTGGTACTCACCGACCGGAGGCACCCTGGTTATCGGCACGCACGCGAACACCTCGCGGCCAGGCACCCTCGGTTCGGTCACTGACGATTTGCAGCGCCAGGCGTGGACGACCAAGACCGGCCAGCGCGTGATCTCCCTCAACAGCGGCATTCGCTCGGCGTTGATCGCCGGCACCGCTAAGGGCCTGGCCTTCGGCCCAGGGCCGACCACCGACACCGACGACTACTACGGCTACCTGTACGGCGTCGGAATGGGCAATGAGCCCTTGCTGAGAGTGACCAGCGTATGAGCGGGGGACGGATGAACGATTCGGGTGAGGCCGTGACCGGAATGGTCGTCGGTGTAGCGACAGTCGGCGTGACCGGCGTGGTGCTGGCGGTGTCGGATAACGCGGTAAATAACGCCACCTTCGCTGTCGCGCTGTTGACGATCATCGGCGCGTTGCTCACGACGGCCACCTGGGTCAACAAGCGATGGAATCACGCGCTCGAGGAGCGCATTCGGCACGCACTCGATGTGAGGACTCGTCCCATTCAGCCTGACGCCAACGGTGGCAAGTCGCTCTCTGACCTGCACAAGAAGATCGATGACCGCGCAACGGTTGACGACCTGTGGCGCCTCGGCGTCCAAGAACAGCTCCGCGCCTTCGATCACCGCCTCGATCGCATCGAAGGCACTTACCGCACCGAAGGGAACATGCCATGATTGAGAAGGCCCGTGAAGTCCGTAAGGCGCTCGTCGCGCTGGTCGGCGCGCTCACCGCCCTATTGGCCGCCAACGTCTTGCCTGACGATGTCGCTGGGTACGTCGCGACCGTCGTCGCCGTTCTGGCCGTGTTCGGCGTCTACGCCGCACCGAACACGACCAGCGCCGCGCTCGCCGGGGCCGACCTGCTGGTCGAAACCGTCAAGCCCGATGGCGACGCGGCGATCAGCCAAGACCCGGCTGAGGTCATCGAATGACTACCGCCGCCGCTGTTGTGGCGGCTGCCCGTGCTGAGATCGGCTACCGCGAGGGGCCGAACAACGACACGAAGTACGGGCGCTGGTACGGGCTCAACAACAACCCGTGGTGCGCGATGTTCGTGTCCTGGGTCGCCCACAAGACCGGCGCGCTCGACATCATCCCCAAGCACGCCTACACCCCTGCTGGCGCCCAATGGTTCAAGAGCCGCGGTCGCTGGGGCAGTATCCCGAAGGTCGGTGCGATCGTCTATTTCAACTTCCCCGGTGATGGCGTCGATCGCATCTCGCACGTCGGCATCGTCGAGGCGGTGTGGGACGGCAGCATCGTGACCATCGAGGGGAACACGAACGCCGACGGCGGCCGTGAGGGTAACGGCGTTTACCGCAAGGTGCGGAGCAGCGGCATCGTCGGCTACGGCTACCCCGCCTACGAGTCGCCCGTGACTGGATTCCCGCTTCCTGCCGGTGAGGTATTCGGCTACCGGAAGTCGTCGCGGATTCGCAACGGCACCGAAAGCCCGGCGAACCGCACCGAGGTTATGCGGATTCAGAAGCGTGTCCGCGCCAAGGTGACCGGCGTGTTCGACATGCAGACCGCGCGCCGCGTTCTGGCCTGGCGCGTCTACAAGAAGCTCGGGCGGGGCTCGACAGTCGGCCCCGTCGTCTATGACGCGATGTTCTGAGCCGACGACGGGAGCACGTCATGGCACTCACCGATCACGCCCCCAAGAAGGGGCCACGTCACCGCGAGTGTGCGGTGGCCTACGTCCTACGGAAACTGCCCACCGACGATGAGCGGGCGCAACTCCGAGAGTGGCTCGGCGACGAGGACGTTGACCTTGTCGACGTCCGTCGCATCATCGAGCACGAGCTCGCCTACCCGATCGCCAGCGACGCCCTGCAGCGCCACCGCCGCGCCATGCTGGGCACGGGCGGCTGTTCGTGTGTCCGTGAGGGGCGAGCATGAGCCTGGCTGAGCACACACCGCTTCGCAAGCCTGGCCCGCAGGCGCCCGCCGTCAAGGCCCCCAAGGGGTTCGAGCCCGGCGTTGCCTACGAGCCCGGCGCCATGCTGGTCACCACCGGCCCGATGCCACACCTGGGCACCGAGGACGACTGGCGCCAGACCGTCGAGGACTTAGGGCTCACGATCCCCGAGGGCTGGTCGGTGCGGCTGGTCGAGGCGCGCTTCGATCCGGTCGCATGGACCCGTGAGGAGCAGGGCAAGGACGCCATCACCCGTCCGGTCTGGCGCTACCGCTTCGCCGTCGAGCAGACCTCGCTCGTCGGCCAGCTCGACGAGTCCTTGCTCACGGCCGCGCTCAAGGCCAAGGCTCCTGCCGCCACACCCGCCCACGGCCACGGTGCCTACGTCATCGCGATCGGCGACACTCAGATTGGCAAGGTCGATCTCAACGGCGGAACCTACGAGGCCGTCAACCGGATCATGCGTTCGGTCGACCTCGCGATCCGTCGGTACAAGGCGATGCCGAAGGCGTATCGCCCCCCGACGATCCTGCTGGCCCTGCTCGGCGACCACGTCGAGGGCATGACCTCCCAAGGTGGCCGGCTGGCCTGGCGCACCGACCTGGGAGCGACCGACATGGTCCGGGTCTGGCGACGGACCTTGCTCGAGGTCGTCCGTCGTGTCGCGCACCTCGGCGTTGACGTCAAGGTGGCCGGCATCACCGGCAATCACGACGAGGCGATCCGGCAGCCGGTCACCACCTACGCGAACGACTCATGGGCCATCGATGCGATGTCCGCGGTGGCCGACGTGTGCGCCGAGAACAGCGCCGCGTTCGGCAAGGTGTCGTTCTACTTCCCCGAGGACGACCGCCTCGACCTCACGATCGAGGTCGGGGGCACGATCATCACCTTGGCCCACGGCCACAAGTGGAAGTCGGGCAAGGCGATGGAATGGTGGGCCGGTCAGGCTCACGGGATGCAGCCGGCCGGGCACGCCACACTTCTGCTCTCCGGCCACTACCACCACCTGTCGGTGCTCACCGACGGTGCCAAGACTCATATTCAGGTGCCCGCGATGGACGGCGGCTCCGGCTGGTGGCGCGACGCGACAGGTCTCGACGCCGAGCCGGGGCTGGTCACGCTCCTGGTCGCTGACGGTGCCTGGTCAGGATTGGAGGTGCTGTGATGTCGAGAAACGACTTGACCGTGCTCATCGTGTTCGGCGACCTGCGCGTGCAGGTCATTCATGAGGGCCAATCGGGCAACGGCCCACTCACTCAGGCCACGATCATGCAGCTTTCGGCCGAGTGGCCGAACGTCACGGCCGACGCCATCGAGAAGGGCCTCATCGGCGAGGAGGATGAGGCGCTCGAGGAGGCCGACAATCCTAGTCCTGACGACTGACACCTGTTAGCGTCACAAGCGGTGGGCTTCATGGTGGACCCCCTTCCGCAAAGCGGCCCCTGTCCTTCGGGACGGGGGCCGCTTTCGTATGTCTAGGCGATCTTCGCCGCGATGCTGACCAACCGCTCGGGGAGCACTTCGGTGTAGAGGGCGGTCGAAGCAGGCGACCGATGGCGCATGGCCTCCTGAGTGGCGCGCAGGTCGAACCCCGACGCCTCCAAGAACCGCGTCGCGAACCTGTGGCGACACCGATGTAGGCCACCGTCGATGCCCCGCGAGCGGAAGTGCGTGGCAACGGTATGGCTGACATGGTTTGCGGTGATCTCGTGGTCGGCCCACAGCGGCCCGACGCGCGGCCAGCGACTGAGTTCGGCAATCACGGTCGGCGGTAGCGGGGCTGTCGCCGCGTCACCACCCTTTTGCGCGGGTATGAACAGCGACCGTCGCTCGCGGTCGATGTGCTCACCTCTGATTGCGGCAATCTCACAGGCGCGCAAACCCGAATAGCTCGCCAGGGTGACCCAGGCGCGGACGAGCGGTGTAGCGGTTGCCAGCGCGTCGGTCAGCTCGCACTCGCTGATCGGCCGCGGGAGGCGTCGCGGCACCTTCGGTGTCCTGATCCCCGAGGTTGGGTCGCGGTCGAGGACATCGTTCTCGCAGGCCCAGCGGTAGAAGGACCGGAGGTGGCCCAGGTACGTCGCTCGGGTCGACGCCGACATATAGCGATCGAGCCATGCGTTGAGGTCGTCGCGAGACAGTTCTGCAAGGTCGCCGGCCTCGCGCTCGATCTTGCTCAGTATCTCGCTCCGCGACTTGATCGTTCGCGGTCGCGCGTTCTGCCGCCGGAGGGCCGTCAAGTGTTGTTCACGAATCCCCGTTGCGTCCACGTTTACGATTCGGAGCATGGTGAAGAACTCTTTAGGCCGCGGTGGGGGCTACGCCCGGTACGAAAGGGGGCAAGCTCCGCATGAGTAGGTGGGCAGGCTGCCCGTCAGTAGGTTGGCTGGCTTTGCCGGTCAGGAGCCAGGACACCGGCACGCTGCAGCGCATCGCCCAGGCGTTGACGACCATCTTCATCGGTCGCTTGCGGTCGTCGAGTTCGTAGGCGCTGATCGTCTTGCGGTCGACGCCGATCGCATCGGCCAGCTCGGTTTGTGTGAGGCCGGCGTCCTCGCGTGCCTTGCGGAAGCGGTCGCCAGCGGTCCAAACGGGGATGTGTTCGTTGCTCGGCTGTGTGCTCATGTGCCCAAGGTTAGGCCTACTTGACATGGATAGCAATAGCCGATAACGCCCAACATGCGACACGCCGAAGATTGTCGGATGGTTTGCGTAAGGTTACCCATATGCCCTACGTTCCCCGCATGGCAAACACGACCGCCCCCGTGGCCCCCAAGTTCCTGTCCACCGCGCAGGCCGCCAGCCGCCTCGGTGTCGACGTTCGCACGATTCACCGCTGGGCCTCCAAGGGCCGGCTGACCCCGGCGATCAAGGCCGACGGTCTGCGCGGCCCGCTGTTCTTCCTTGAGGCGGACGTGATCGCCCTCGAGGAGTCAGCGTGACCGCCCCCGGCGACCGGGTCGCCCTCAAGGGCACCGTCGTCACAACGGGAACCTTCATCGACGACTCCCGCGGCGCGTCGGTGATGTTGGACGGCAATCACCTGGCCCTGGGGGCGGTCACCGTCGATGAGGCCGCGCTGGTCGTGCTCCCCGAGCGCGATGCGACCTGCGAGGACGAGACCTACGAGCGCCTCTACGCCGACATCGTCCAGCTCGCGCACCAGGCAGCGTCCTATGAGGAGCTTGCCGCGTCGATCCTCGAGGTGATCTTGCCGACGATCGTCGTCGCCGTCAGCGACGGCTTGATCGAGGTCAACGCATGAGCCCCGGCGAGGTGGCCGCTATCGCCGCCGTCGGTTTCGGCTGCCTGCTCATGGGCGTCGCGTTCGGCGACTACATCGGCCACCAGCGCGGATACCGCCAGGGCCGTCGGCATACCGCCCGTTACGCCGTCCATCGATCGCGCATTGCGGCCGCCGACCCCCTTGACCAGGTCCCGCAGCACACCCACAACTAGCCCGGAAGGTCACCCACCATGACCGCTACACCCACCCCCCTCGACGCCGACCATGTCGTCGCCGACGCCATCGCGCAGATGAAGCGCATCCGTACCGAGCGCAAGGCGCTCGACGAGCAGGAGAAGGCCCTCGGCGACCTGCTCAAGAACAAGATCGCCGAGTTCGGCGACAACGTGATCGTGTTCGTCGGCGGTGAGAAGGCTGCCACCTACACCGAGGTCACCTCCCGCCGCGTCGACTCCAAGCGCCTCAAGGCCGAGTACCCCGAAGTCGCTGAGGCCGTCACGACCGAGTCGACCTCGCGCCGCCTGACGCTGGCCGGTGATGACAAGTGACTGATCGCCTTGCGTACTCCGTCGAAGATGCCGCTCACCTTCTGAGCCTGAGCCGCAGCCAGCTCTACGCCTTTCTCAAGGACGGGCTGATCGTTGGCAAGAAGCTTGGAGGGCGCACGGTCATACCCCGTGACGAGCTCGAACGATTCCTTGTCGAAGCACCGTCATACACGCTGGCCGGTGACGCATGAGTAGTGAGCGGTGGACCGCCGCGCTCGTGGCGCTGGCAATCGGCCTGGTCGGTGTCGCTCTCGGTGCATCGATGACCACGGCCATCGCCGTGACCGAGTCGACCCCGACGGTGACGCGCACCGTGACCACGACGGTGACCGTGCCCCCGCGGCCGACACCTCGAGCCGACCGTGATCGTCCCCGTCATGCTCTGTCGGCACGGGAGTACGCGGGCAGCCTGCTCTCCCCGCGTCAGTACCGATGCCTCGACCGTCTCTACACCCGCGAGAGCGGGTGGAACCCGAAGGCCGTCGGCCCGTTGAACACCGACGGTCGTTACCCCATCGGCATCCCCCAGCTCAAGGGCCTCAAGACAACGGACGCGCCGGCCTATCAGGTCAAGCGCGGGCTGGCCTACATCGAGCACCGCCACGGCTCGCCCTGCGCGGCGTGGTCATTCTTCCAGCAGAACGGATGGCACTAGCCATGAATCAGTCCTACGAGGGCACGATCCTGGGCGCGCTGCGCCCGAAGGTGAGCACCGGCAACCTCTACGGCGAGACCGCCGACGACAAGAAGGTCGCCCGCCGTCGTGCCAAGAACAAGGCCGCGCGCAAGGCACGTCGGGTCGGCCGCCGATGACGACCCCCGAGATCGCCACCGTCGAGGTCGGTGGCAGCCGCCACTACCGCGTGCCCGGCGTCGACCCGCTCCTGCCGAGCGTCACCTCGATCATCGGTGCGCTCGACAAGCCTGCCCTGCCGCGCTGGGCTGCCATCGAGGCCGCCAAGTACGCCGTCGAGAACCGTGACTTCCTGGCGCAGTTCTCGCCAGAGGAGCAGATCAAGCGGATCAAGGGTGCCCCGTGGTCTAAGCGCGACAAGGCCGCCAGCGATGGCACCGACACGCACGGCGTCATGGAGCGCATCGCCAAGGGTGAGCCGATCAGCTTCGTGCAGCCCGGCACCGAGCACGCCGTCAGGTCGGTGGCCGAGTTCTGGCTCGAGTTCCGTCCGCGTCCGATCATGGTCGAGCGCACCGTGGTCAACCCGACCATCGGCTACGCCGGGTCGTTCGACCTGATCGCCGAGATCGCCGGCAACGGCCGCACGGCCATGATCGACCTCAAGACGGGCAAGAACGCCTACCCCGACACCGCCTTGCAGCTCGCGGCCTACGGTCGCGCGGAGTTCGTCGCCGACCCCGACGGGTCGCGTGCACCGATGCCGGTCATCGAGGACTACTACGTCCTGCACGCGCCACTTGAGGGTGCCTGGGGCTTGATCCCTTACGAGATCACCGACGCCGACTACCACGCCTTCCTCGGTGCCAAGGTCGCCTTCGACTGGAAGCGCGACCGGAGTAAGGCCGTCATGGGTAGCCGGATGCGCTTGGCGGTGACGGGATGAGCGCGTGCATCGTCGGCGATGGCACGCCGAACGGCAATGGCTACCGCACCCGTCGCATCAACGGCAAGAAGGTCTACCTCCACCGCCTCGCCTGGGAACAGGTGCCCACCGTTCTGCCGGTGTGGGAAGCGTGCGCCGAGGTGCTGCGCGGGCACGGGTGGAACGTCGTCACCGGCAACGTGCAGGCCGAGCAGTACGGCGTCCCGCAGACCCGCAAGCGCGCGGTCCTGCTCGCCCACCGTGACCGTGAGGTCTCGCTCCCGACGCCGACCCATTCCAAGTACCACTCGCGCTCACCTGAGCGGCTCGACGACGGCGTCCTGCCGTGGGTGTCGATGGCTCAGGCGCTCGGGTGGGGAGCTACCGCTCGTCCGTCGATGACGGTGACCGGAGGTGGAACCGAGACAGGCGGGGCCGAGACCTTTGGCAACGCCGCGCGGCGTGGCTTGGAGCGTGAGCGGGACGCCGGTCGGTGGCAACTCCGTAGTAACAACTGCCCGAACGCGGCCGTCCGTCAGTCAGGCCGTGCCGGTGCAGCATCGGATCGGCCTGTCGACGCACCAGCCCCGACGGTGACCGGCAAGGGCACGATGACCGGGCACCGCGAGGCCTTCACCGACGAAGGTCAGGAGCAGACCTACGTCGCCGAGGTGGCCGACGACAAGCCGTGGACTCGCGAGCGTCCTGCGACCACCATCGCCACCCGCGACCTCGTCCCCGACCCCGGCGCTAACGCCAACAGGTTCAACGGCGCGACCAAGTCGCGCAACGACGGCGTCCGCGTCACCGTCGAGCAAGCCGCGATGCTGCAGACCTTCCCGGCTGACTACCCGTGGCAGGGCTCCAAGACCAAGCAGTTCCAGCAGATCGGGAACGCAATCCCACCGATGCTTGCTGCTGCACTACTCCGCGAGGTGGCCCCGTGATCGGCACCCGTGTCCTCAAGGCGCACACCGAGGCGGTCAAGGCCGCGCTCGGTGAGGCTGCCGAGGCCGTCAAGTCCGACGGGCTCGAGGGATTCGCCCGCGTCATGGCCCAGGCGGTCATCACCGCCGAGGACGGTCACAAGACCCGTTACGTCGTCTGCGTCAAGGACGGCACCGAGCTCTACGTCTACGGCACCTACGCGACGTTCGCGGCAGCCAAGAAGGCGCTCGACCAAGGCTCCCTCGGTTTCACCGAGGGCTCACGAGCGGGCGTGTTCCCGCTCATCCCCGCACCGAAGGCCATCCGGCCCACCACCCCCAAGAAGGAGAAGTAGCCACCATGTTCCAGCAGCCCTCATCGGGAGACATGTTCAAGGCGTCCGACCACCTCGGCCGCCTCCTGCTCATCGAGGTTCACGAGTTCGTCCCCAACTTCCCGACCAACAACGGCGACGCCGAGGTCGTGCGTGCCGACGTCACGGTGCTCGACGCCGAAGGCGGCCCGGACGTCTACTCGAACACCGTCGTGTTCGGTCGCGTCCTGGTCGGCGCCCTCAAGGGTGCGGTGAACGGGATGCCCGTCCTGGGTCGTCTCGGACAGGGCACCGCCAAGCCCGGCCAGAGCGCCCCGTGGGTGCTCAACGCGTTCAACGACCTCGAGGCCCAGGTCGCCGAGGCCTACGTCAAGTCGCGGGCCACGTCATCGTTCGCCCAGGCGGCCCCCGCCGCTGAGCCGGCCCCTGCACCGGCCGCTGCTCCTGCACCGGCTCCCGCGGCAGCCAACCCGGCCAGCGACGACGCCGCGCTCGCTGAGCTGCTCAAGTCGCTCAACGCATCGCCGGCCTGACCCACCCCCATCTTCGTCGACCCCGTCGCTTTGCGGAGGGGAAGCCGCCACCGAGCCTGCGGCCGGTGAGCGGCGGGGTCGGCGAACCCCATCAGCGAGAGGAGACCGGCGTGAGCCTGTCCCCTGACGACCCGCGTCACGGCAAGTCGAGCACTTACAGGAATCACAAGTGCCGGTGTGAGAAGTGTCGAGCAGCGTGGGCGACCCACGTTCGCGAAGCGCGAGCACGTCGCTCTCTCATGCTCGCCATCGACCCCACCCTGGCCGCGCACGGTCGTGAGTCGACCTACGGCAACTACGGCTGCCGTTGCGACGAGTGTCGCGCGGCATGGGTCAAGGCCTGCAAGCTCCGTCGCCTCCGCCGTCTCGAGCGCAAGCGCCGGGAGGCTACCGCGTGACCGACCCCCGCCCTTACGCCGACACGGCTCGTGTTTATCGCGAGGCCGGTTGGCGCGGCGTCCTACCTTTGCCGCCCAAGGCAAAGTTCTTTCCCCCGGTCGGGTTTACCGGCCGCAGGGACGTCGACCCTGACGACGTCCAGATCGACCGCTGGGTGCATGAGCGCCCGCAGGGCAACATCGCTCTGCGCCTGCCCGACAACGTCCTGGGCATCGACGTCGATGACTATGACGGCAAGGCCGGAGCACGCACCCTGGCCGAGCGTGAGGCCGAGTGGGGCCTGTTGCCGGCGACATGGAAGGTCGGCAGCCGCAACGGCCTGAGCGGTATTCGCATGTTCATCGTCCCGACCGGGATGGCCTGGCCCGGCCAGGTCGGCGACGGCATCGAGACCATTCACCGCGGCCACCGTTACGCCGTCGTGCAGCCCTCGGTGCACCCCAATGGCGGCATCTATCGGTGGACGGCCCCCGACGGCACGGTCGACGGGTTCACGATCCCGCGCCTGGCCGACCTGGCCGAGCTGCCCGACGAATGGGTTATGGGCCTGTCCGGTGGACGGTTCGCCAAGCCCGCCGCCGAGCGTGCCGACGCCGACCCCGAGGAGGTCCGCGCCGCGCTCAATGAGTGGGCCACTCCCGGTGAGGCGTGCCGCCAGGTCGCCGCCCGTGTCGGTGAGGCCACCGCGATCCTGCACGGCTCCGGCTCACGCCACGACGGCATCCGAGACGCCATGCTCCCGCTCCTGCGCCTGGGGCAGACCGGCCACTCCGGTGTCGCCTGGGCGCTTGAGCACGTCAAGCAAGGGTTCGTCGAGGCGATCTCCAATAGGGCCAACCCGACCGAGGCCGCCGCCGAGTTCTACCGGATGCAGGTCGGCGGCGTGCTCATCATCTTGGCCGACCTCCGTCCGACCGAGACATGCAGCGGCCCGACATGTGAGCACGACCCCCTGGCCGGCCTGGTGTTCGACATGCAAGGGCGCATCGTCGCTGACAATCCCGTGCCGGCCTCGACCACGTTGCCAGCGACCCCCGAGGTCACCACCGATCAAGTCGCGGCCGTTGAGGCTGAGATCGCCAAGGAGACGATGCGGGCCTATGTCCGCGAGGAGGCCCGCGAGCGCGTCAAGAAGGCGCGTGCTGCCAAGGGCATCGTCATCCCCCCGTCCGTGGGCAACGGCCGCGACTACCTCAACCTGCCCGACGAGCAGGTCGAGTGGGTCGTTCACGACCTGCTCCCCTCCGGCGGCAACGCCACGCTGACGGCGCAGTTCAAGACCGGCAAGACGACGCTCATGGGTGAACTCGTCCGGTCGCTGTGCGACGGCGAGCCGTTCCTGGGCAAGTTCAAGGTCCGGGCCGAGGGCCGGGTCGCGCTGTTCAACTACGAGCTGTCCCGTGACCAGCAGAAGCGATGGCTGCAATCGGTCGACATCGTCAACCCCGAGCGGTTCAGCGTGTGGGACTTGCGCGGCTACCGGATGCCGCTGACCAACCCGGCCGTCGAGGACATGGTCGTGGCGTGGCTGGTCGAGCACGAGATCGAAACGTGGATCATCGACCCCTTCGCTCGCGCCTTCGTGGGTAGCGGCGACGAGAACGACAACGGCGACGTGTCCACCTTCCTCGACACGATCGACGTCATCAAGCGCAAGTCCGGGGTCGCCTCGGTCGTGATGCCGGTGCACACCGGCCGCACCGAGGCTGAGGAGGGCGCTGAGCACGCACGCGGCGCCAGCCGGCTCGACGACTGGCCCGATGTCCGATGGCTGCTCACCCGCGGCAAGGGGCAGCAGAACGACGTCCGCTACTTCCGGGCGACCGGCCGTGACGTCGAGGTCGAGGAGGAGTCGCTCACTTTCGAGGAGTCCACCCGTCGGCTCACGATGGGCGGCTGGGATCGCTCGACCGACCGCCTGCGGGCCATTGAGGGGCAGATCGTCGCGGCGGTCACCGAGGCCCCTGGCATGTCTCAGCGGGGGATTCTCGACACCGTCGAGGGCCGCCAGAGCGACATCAAGAAGGCGATCAAGCGAGCTGTCGACGGGCGCCGACTCATTCAGTCCGAGCGCGAGGGCCGGGGCGGTGGCTACTCCTACTACCCGTTCGAGTCGCGGTACTTCACCCAGCCGGGGGAGGGCTCGTGACCACTCTCATGACCCGGTCGATATGTCCGAAATGCCAACTGCGGCCCAACTGCGGCCCATCAGTTCTATTCGGTAGGGCGGCCCCGCTTGGACTACGGCCGCACCTAAGCGTACCGGGTCTGTCAAGGGTTTCGCAAGCAAGATCGGGCCGCAGTTCGGAGGACGCCTTGGAGGCCAAGAAGCAAGCGCAGAAGGCGCCCAACTACCCCCGCTACCGCGCCGCCGACGATCCCGGTTTCGGCGTCCTCAAGGCGCAGCCGTGCCCCGGCTGCCAGGCCCTCGTCATCGTCCGCATCACCCAGGGCTTGCCCCTGTTCTGCTCGCCCGTCCGCATCCCGCTGGCGCTCGAGCCCGGCGTCGTCGCGGCCGGCCTGCGGACCTACTCGCTCAAGAAGTTCGGGCCGCTGGCCTTCATCACCTGGCGCCTGCCGACCTGGGTCGGCGTCACCGACAACGGCTTTCCCATCCTCGCCGAACACCGCTGCCCGGAGGTGGCCTCATGAACCGCTGTTATCTCGCCGGCCCGATGCGGGGCTACCCGGACTTCAACTTCCCGGCCTTCGACGAGGCCACCGCCCGGCTCCGGGCGGTCGGCTGGGAGGTGGTCAACCCCGCCGAGGTCGACCGTGCCCGCTACGGCCAGGACTTCAACCTGTCCGAGACTGGCGACCTGGCCGATATCCCCGACTTCGATCTCGCCGAGGCGCTCCTGGCCGACCTGACGATCATCGCCCGCGAGGTCGATTGCATCGTGCTCCTGCCGGGATGGGAGGAGAGCAAGGGCACGATCACCGAGACCTCCTTGGCGACCGCCCTGGGCAAGCCGGTCTATGAGCTCGAGTTGGCAATCGCCTCAGCATCGGCCGTCACCTTGACCGACCTGCGCGTCCACCCTGGCGACGGCGAGGTCCGCACAACTAGCGCCAAGGGCGGCGAGAAGGGCGTAAAGCTCGCTCGCTATGACCTGATCCCGACCGGGCCGCTGCGCCAGCTCGCCGAGCACTACGGCGTCGGTGCTCAGAAGTACGACGACCATCAGTACCGCAAGGGCTACGAGTGGGGTAAGTCGTTCGCCGCGCTGCAGCGGCACACCTGGGCGTTCTGGAACGGCGAGGACATCGACGCCGAGACCGGCTCGCTGCACATTATCGCCGCTGCGTGGCATTGCCTGACGCTGGCCGAGTTCACGGCCCAGCACCCCGACATGGACGACCGCTTTACCGGGGGTGCGGCATGAACACCGATTCGTTCACCAGCCTGCGCGATGAGTTGCGGGTCGGCGGCGGCCGCATCGACCCCCCGACCGACGAGCAGCGAGAGATCGTCACCGGCCTGTTCACCCGACACGGTCACGACGACCTGCTCGAGATGGTGCTGGGGGTGTCGCGATGAATGAGGACAGCGTTGAGAGCTGGCGGCTGCTTGGGGATTCCCCGACCTCGCTCGACCGGCTCGACTCGATCGCGACCCTGCACCACCCGGCCGCACTCGGGGGCAATAACCCCGGCCGTCGTGCCTGCGCCGAGTGCGGATTCCTGTGGCCGTGCCAGACCTACGAGCTGACGGGGGCGCAGTATGGCGAACAGGAGTAAGAGGGTCGGGACGGCCTGGGAGTCAGGCATCGTCACCCACCTCAATGAGAGCGGCTACCCGAACGTCGAGCGTCGCGCGCTGGCCGGTGCGCTCGACAAGGGCGACATCGCTGGGATGCCGTTCGTCATCGAGGCCAAGGCGCATCGGACCCCGGCGTTCCCTGCCTGGGTGCGGGAGGCCGACGCCGAGGCGCTCAATGCCGGCGCACCGTTCGGCGTCGTGTGGGCCAAGGTCGTCGGCAAGGCCCACCCTCGTGACGGCGTGATCGCCATGAGCCCGGCCGGTCTGCTCGTGGTCGCCGGGATCATTCGTGAACGCGACATCCTCGCCTCGGTCGTCGAGTCCTTGCAGGCCCGCGCATGACCGACCGCCACAGCGCCACGAGCGGCCTCCTCGACGACATCTGGAAGATGACCCGTCGCTGGGAGCACGTCGAGGTGTGTGACGACGGCCGCCGACACAGGTCGACGCACGACTCCCTCATCGACCAGCTCCGTAGTGCCGCGGCCCATTCCTCACCGACCCATGACGAGGGCGGCAGCGGGGTCAAGGGCAGCCGACCTCCGGTGGTCGAGGAGCCCTTCGAGGTGCTGCTCGCCGTCGAGGTCGAGGTCAAGCGCATCGTCGTCGACACCTTGGCCCAGCGCCCCCGCCGTGACGTCGAGGGGAACCTGAGTCTGATCGCCGGGAATCTCAAGCCGCTGTCCGACGACGACCTGACCGATGTCTCGGTGCGGGTCGGTGCACTTCGTCACCGTGCCGAGGCCGCGCTGTCCTGGCGCTACCACGCCCGTCGCATTCGGGGTCGGTGCCCTGAGTGCTCACGCAACGGAACCGTGCTCGTCCACCTCGACGACCACGGCCCCGCCGACGCCTTCTGCGTCGGTTGCAAGACCCAATGGCCCCGAGAACGTCTCGGTGTTCTTGCTGGCGCGATGGAAGGATGACCATGAGTGGCACCAGCCACCCGGAGCACCGCGAATGGTGCAAGGGCAAGTACGAGGAGATCGTCGCCGACATCGACGGCACCGTTGAGGTGCTCGACGTCGGGGCCGGCAGCGGCACCTATGCCCGTGCCTTCCGCGAGGGCGAGCCCTCGCTTTGGTACGCGCTCGAGGTGCACGAGCCCTACGTCGACCGCTACAAGCTGCGCGATCTCTACGACGTCGTCGTCATCGACGATGCCCGCCAGGCGCTCGGCGGTGCCCATCACCACTTCGACCTTGTCATCCTCGGTGACGTCGTCGAGCACGTCTCCAAGGCCGAGGGCTACGCCATGATCGCCCAGGCCTGCCGCATCGCCGACCACGTCCTGCTCAACCTGCCGATCGGTGAGTACCCGCAGGAGTGCATCGACGGCAATGAGCACGAAGCGCACCTGGCGACATGGTCGGTCGACGATGCGCTCGCGGCGTTCCCCGTCTCGGGTGACATCGTCGATCATGTCGTCGGCGACGTGACGGCCGCGTTCCTTTGGCGGCGCGCATGAGCAAGCGGTACGCCTTCACTCATTGCTTCTTGTGTGGCGAGAAGTTGTCCAAGGTCACGAATCAACAGCACTCGCCGTGCGAGGACTGTGCCGAGCTCGGACGGGAGCAGGGGGCATGACCGACTACTCGCACGTCACCGTCTGCATCCCCTGGCGTGAGCAGCCCTCGAGGTTGCTGCCGTTCTTGGCGGTCGACGCCTTCTACTCCGCGGCGTTGCCAGGGTGCGCGATCTCGACCGCCGATGCCGGCGGCGAGGAGTTCAACCGAGCCGCCTCGCGCAACCTCGCGGTCGCGCAGGCGACGACGACGATGGTCGTGGTGGCCGACGCTGACACGATCCCGCCGGAGGACATGCTGCACCGTGCCATCGCAGCGGCTCAGGTCGACGGTCGGCTGCACTTCCCCTTCGACCAGGGCGTTTACCTCGACGAGCAGGAGACCGCCTACCTCACCGAAGGGGTGGGGGATACCCCTCGCAGGCACAAGAGCGAGCCCGCGCCCCATACGAGCGGGGCGGCCGTCATGCTCAAGGAGTCGTGGTGGCGAGCCGGTGGACAGGATTGGCGGTTCCAAGGTTGGGGCGGTGAGGATGACGCCTTCGTCCACGCCTGCCGTGCCATGCTCGGTGAGGTCATCCGGCACCCCGGTTTAGCCCTGATCCTGTGGCACGAGGCCGTGCGCGACGTCGGCAGCGATCGGTGGCAGCCGAACAGCGAGCTCGCCCAGCGATACCGGGCCGCTCGCATGAACCCGCTGGCGATGACCGAGCTGCTCAAGGAGAAGTGGAGCGAGCCGGTGGGCTCATTGGACATGCGCGGTTTAGGAGCTGCCCCGTAAGGCTTGCGTTGCCCGACGTAAGGCGCTACCTTGTTTCTCGGACAACTGTCCCTTGACGAACCCCCGGCTTCTCGAGTCTCCTCTCGCGGTCGGGGGTTCGTCGTGTCACCGGGAGGATTCAATGGCTGAGTCGGACTACTTCTCCCCGGCCTGTGGCCCTGGCGGTGACGGCTGGTGCACCGGCCGCGACCTGGCCGGCCTGTGGTGCTCGTGTCTCTGTCACCAGGACGACGACCCGCCGACCACGCGCAATGAGGCCCGCGCTTGGCACGGCCTCGAGCCGGTCGACGATCTCTGAGGGCTCATTGGACCTTCTCGGTTTAGGGCTCATTGGCCTTTTTTCGGTTTAGGGCTCTTTGGGCTCTTTGGGCTCTTTGCGGTTTAGGCGGTTTAGGAGCTCTGACCGGGGCGATCGGCACACCCCCAGGAGGGGGCCGGTGGCTATCGGGTGATAGACCGTCGGTTGACCTCTCAACCGATATCGACCTAGCGATCGGTAGGGGACCGGCTGCAGGCGCCAGCGACCCTCTCGAGCTGCAGGACGTCGGCCCTCGAGCACGTCGGCCACGATGCCGGCGGCCGACCACGTCGACACGCTGCAGGACGTCGGCCCGGACGCTAGGCCGTGCTCGAGCGCCAGGACATCGCCCCGGACATGACTAGACCGTCGGCCCGGACATCGGGCCGACGGTCTAGGTCGCTGCAGCGGGTCTAGGCGTAGTGCGCGGGCGTGCCTAGCTTGTACCGTTCGTCCTCGAGGGCATAGCGCCGGGCGATCCTCTCGGCGTCCTCGAGCGTGTATCGGTACAGGCCGTCGGCCGGTAGGTAATCAATCGTGCAATCGATCTCACTCCCGCCGATGTCCTCGAGATCGTGACACGTTGACGTCGTTATCTGACATTCCACGACGTAGGCGTCGACCACGTCCGGCAGATTCGTAGTGCTGCAGGCCTCAGCGAAATAGGCCACGTCGACCACGACGAACGGGCCGTGGTCCTGCCGCGCCGAATAGCGCGATTCGTAGGCCAGGCCTACGGCGTCGTCGCCGTAGGCGCCCGATGACTCGGCATTGATTCGCCAGACATCGTGCCGGCGCCATCCTGCAGCGTCGACGTCGTCCGGGTCGGCCGTCATGACGACGCCGTTACCCTCGAGTGTGTCGGTATTCATTGCGGGGTCTCCTCTCGCATTGCACCTAGTAGTGCACCGCCGGCCGCCGACGTGATGCCGACGGCCGACGGAATGCCACTAGACCGCGATGAGCTCGAGCTGGCCCGGCGCCGGCGCCCGGTACTGCCACAAGGCATTAGCGGCCGTGTCGGCGACAGCTTCGAGCACGGCGTAGCGGGTCGCCCGGTCCTGCAGGACGTAAGGCAAGCCGGGAACGTCGACCGTGGTCACGTCGCCGAGAGACTCGAGCGCCAGGCCGTCGCCGATGTCGACGGTAATCACGACGGCCGAATATTCGGCCGCCATAGCGGCATCCCGTTCCGCACCCTCGAGCGCTGCGGCGCGTGCACGGTCCCGCGTCATTCCGGCCCGGCGTGCGCCCCGGTATCGCTCCTCGAGCGTGTATGCCGGCCGGAAACGCGCATAGGCGCCATAGGTGGCATAGCGGCCGTAGCTCGAGGGATTCGGGACCGTGTCGGGGCCGTCGTTATCCGTGAACGTCCCTAGCCATTCGGCCGCGTCGGCCCATTCATCTTCGGCCATGGTCACGCGCCACGGGATGCCGTGAAAGTCGCCCGATAGCTCGAGGCAGGCGAACGAATAGCGGTCGACCATGTCGTCGGCGACGGCCTGCAGGATGCTGCATAGCGCGGCGTCGTCGGCCGGCATCGGGAACGGCCGGGATAGGTAGGCCGCGCGTTCCGGCCGTAGGCCTGCCGCGCGTGCCTGCCGGTATAGCGTGCGATCAATCGTGCTCATGATGCGATCTCCTCTCGCGGGCGCCGATTATCGGCGCGGGTGAATGACATTGCGGGACGTGCGCGCGGCCAATTCGTCGGCCACGCTCACGAACGGGACCGCGCCTGCCAGGCTGTAGGCGTATCCGTCGTCGCCGACGTAGGGATAGGTCTCCCCTAGTGCTCGAGCACTCTCGCTCAAGCGTTCACCGGCCCGGCCGGCCGGCGTGGTCCGCGGATAGTTTCGGTCCCAATATCCGGCGCCGTGGCCGTTGCGCGTTAGGTGCAGATCGTGTCCGGCTTGGCCGGCGTCGTCCTTCCACGGCGCGTAGCCCAATAGGTCGCGCGCATTGTTGACGTAGAACGACGCGCACAAGGCCGCGACCGCTGCACCCTCGCCCGGCGCTAGTGGCGCGTTCCGCAAGCCATAGCGGCCGACGTCGGCGACGTCGTCAGACTCCTCGGCCCATTTCGCGCATTCGACATATCCGAGCGTCATCCCGCCGATGTATCGGACGTGGTCGTCCCCCTCGAGCGTGTCGACGTTCGGCCACCATGCCGCGGCCCGCGTTAGGTAGGCGTAGGCGTCCTGGCAGGCCGTGTACAGCTCCTTCATCGCGCTCACTCTTGGCACCCCGCTAGGGAATGGCACCGCGCGTGCCGGCCGTCGTCGTGGTCCGCCAGGATCGCGGCCCCGTAGGGGTCGCCGATGTCCCCGTGCCCTTGGCAGTAGTCAACGGGTGACCCGCAAGCTGGGCACCGTTCGCCCGGATTGCATTCCGTCGCGGCGTCCGCGGCGTCTAGCGGCAGTAGGCCGCACCTCGAGCACGTCGTGGCGCCCGTAAGGCGTCCCGTCCGCCATTCATGCGGACGTTCGGCGACACGCTCGAGGAATACGGCCGCCGGATAGCGGTCACCCGCCAGGCCGTCGCCGCATAGATCGCACGGGGAGGAACTAAAGAACCTCTCGCGGTCTATCCCGCGGTCGACGTCGTCGTCGGGCCATTCGGTCCCGTCATCGCGGGGCCAGGACGACGGGAACGGGATGCCATATCCCGCGTCGCCTAGGTCGGCGCACCCTGCCGCGTAACGGTCCCCGAACCCTTCCGGCGCGGTCTCGGCCTCACCATTGGCCGACATCATGTAGCAGTCGACGCACACCGTTAGGTGAATGATGTCGCGGGCCGTCATGACGCGCCCCCGTCCTGCCGGGCCGCGGCCGCCATCATGTCGTGCTCGAGGTCGGACGGAAGGAATCGATCCTCGCCCCCGACCACGACGTAACAGCTCCCGCTATTGGCGTATTGCATGACGTAGACACGTCGGGCGCGGCCGTCCTGCAGGCGCAACATGAAACGTGTCGGAATCTTGCTCCCATATCCGTCGACGTTGCGCCCATAGATGGGCGCGGCGCGATTCACGATGACGTCGACCACGTCGGCCGGGTCTAGGTAGGTAACGCTCATGGCCGGGTCTCCTCTTGGCAGTAGGCCGCGATTCCGTCGCGGCATAGGTGGTCGGCCTTGCGCGCCTGCCCGATGAATAGGCCGGCCACAATGGCAACGACAGACAGGACGATCAGCGACCACGCGCCGACGTCCTCGAGATCGATGCGGCCGTCCTGGCGGCCGTGCAATGCGCGGGACATTAGAACGCCCCCGATGTTTCGCGGACGTCGTCGGCGTAGAGCTGGCACCATTCGCGGACGTCCTCCGACGCGGTCCCGTAGGCCGTGGCTGATTCGTTCCACCATGCGCCGCGGATCACCATGCGGCCGTCGTCGGGATCGATCTCGGCGCGGACGTTCGGGCCGCCGAACGTCAGCAATAGGCCGACATGCTGCAGCGTGCCGAATTGTGTCGACATGCGGACATCGCAATAGGCCTCAAGGATTCCGGCCTCGAAAGATTCTCGCGCGGCGTCCTGGCGCTGCCATTCGGGCGCGTCGGCATAGGCCTCGAGCGCGCCATCTTCACACTGTTGCGCGAACGGTAGTTCGAGCGTTTCGCACCACGCGTCAACGTGCGCTTGTAGGTCGGTAGGGGTATCGGTAGTCACGATGCGGTCTCCTCTCGCATAGGTGGACAGTCCACCTAGTGCCTAACCTTAGGCATATGGGAGACATTGCGCAAGAGGAACGCGCGACATTCTTTCGGCGTGTCCTGTCCTGCCAGCTCGAGCACGTCGGCCGCCTGCACTAGCTCGCCCTCGAGGGTGACCACGTCGGCACCCTGCAGCGGGGCCGGCATGGCGCGCGCCCTCGAGCACGGCCGTCCTGCAGCGTGACCACGTCGGGCCGTCCTGCAGCGGGTCGGCGTCGCGGACCTGCAGGCCGTCACCCTCGCCGGCCGTCGGCCCGGACGGGGCCGGGGGTGCACCCCCGGCGGTCCCCGCCCGTGA